TCCAATACATTCTTATGATTATAGTGGTGGAAGCAAGATTACGTTTAGCGAAGCACCTAATTTTGGTGATAGATGCACTATTCTTTTCTATGAGGGAACTGATGATGTTGACACCAGACCTGTAGATATTCTTGAGACCGTTAAAATTGGAGATACACTGAACATTGATAATAACCCAGAATTAGGCCAAAACATTGCTCTGGATGAAAATGAAAGAGTTGTTTCTGGAATTGGAACAATTGATACTGTCATTACAAATCCATATTCTGGACCAGGCATCACAACAGATAGATCAATCATTAGACCAGTTACATGGTGTAAACAAACTGTAGATAAAGTAGTCAATGGTCAAAAAATTGGAAAGAGTAGAGATTTGTATGAACCTCTAGTTTATCCAGCAGCATTTATCATCAAAAATGTTGGCATTAACACTAATGCAGTTTATGTTGACACTCTGAGACCTCTCTTTAATACAAATGGAGAGACAACTGATACAACATTCCAGAAAACCATTAAGATCATATCACAAGATTCAATTGTTGGAGCATCTGCTACTGCAGTAGTTTCTGTTGCAGGAACCATATCATCATTGATAATCAATAATGCTGGAGTTGGTTACACTCAAGCACCTGAAGTAACAATTGCAAATCCAGTAGGACTTGGTTCAACTTTGAGAGCAAGTGCATCAGCAACAATTAGTGGTTTTGGAACATTAACATCACTGACTGTGACAGAACCTGGAACTGGATATACCAGTACCAATCCACCACTTGTTCTTATTGAAACACCAAAAATTGTCTTTGAAGATATGAGTGTTTCATCTTATTCTGGAGACTATGGCATAATTGTTGGAGTTGGAACTACAGTAGTTTCTTCTCAGAATCAGTTCTATTTTGATACATTTATTCCTCTAGATTCTTTCTTGAGAAGTACCAGTTATGTTGGGACAGCAGTTTCTATCAGTGGAATTTCTACATCAGACTACTTTACTTTGTTCAATACAAATGTTTCTATTGGAGGAACTTTTGCATCACAGGATCAAGATGTTGCAACTATTGGAATTGGAACATTATTCTTAGATTGTGTTTATCAAGTCAATAGTTATGAAGATAATGACTTATTAATTACTGCAGGATCCACTATTGGATTTACAACCACATGTAGAAGATTATTTGTTAATGTAGACACTCTTGGTACAGGAATTGCTTATACAAATCTTCCAGATATGGGAGAATTTAGTTGGGGCAAAATCTCTTTAAATAGAAGAACAGAACCTCAAACATTTAACTTCTATGGAAATAATGGTTACACTGGAATTACAACTTCATCTCTTGTGACCAGAGGCAATTCTCTGAAATACAAAAATTACACCAATTAAACCATAATAAATAAAGAAAAATCTATTTAAAAATGGCAGCGATAATTACTGACCAACTTCGTATATTAAATGCAAGAAATTTTGTTGATGGAGTTCAATCCAGCACAAATTCTTACTATACGTTTATTGGTATTCCCAATGCCACAGATTATTCATCAACTTGGAATGCTAATCCTCCTTCTCCTATTGATAACTTTGGGGAGATGAATAACGTGTATTGGGATACTTTATTATCGATGAAAAAAATCTCCCCAAGTGATATAAGTCAGGTTGTAAGGAAGTCTACATGGACTTCTGGTATAACATATGATATGTGGAGGAATGATATTAGTAGAAATAATGCATCAAGACCATCTGGTTCTTTTGACATATATGATGCAAATTACTATGTGATTAATTCTAATTACAGTGTATATGTTTGTTTATATAATAATGCAACTCCTGAGAACAATTATGAGGGTGGTCCATCATTAGATGAACCAACATTTACAGACCTGGAACCAAGATCTGCAGGTTCTAGTGGAGATGGTTATATTTGGAAATATCTTTATACTATCAGCCCATCCCAAGCCATTAAGTTTGATTCAACAAACTATATCCCTGTCCCTTCTGATTGGGATACAAATACCACTTATTCTGCAGTTAGAAATAATGCAGCAACAAGTGGACAAATTAAAATTGCAACAATCAGGAATAGAGGTGTTGCAATAGGAAATCCAAATAAGACATATACCAGAGTTCCTATTTTAGGTGATGGTAGAGGAGCTGAAGCAACTATTGTTATCAACAATGACTCTAAAGTAGAAAGTATAACAGTTTCTAAAGGTGGTTCTGGTTATACATTTGGTACTGTCGATTTGGTGGCAGGTGGTGTTCCAGCTGGAAGCACAGCACCAATATTTGATGTTATTATTCCTCCTCCAGGAGGACATGGAGCAGACATTTATAGTGAACTTGGCGCATATAGTGTCTTAACATATTCTAGATTTGAGAATGATACAGAAAATCCAGATTTTATCACTGGAAATGAATTTGCAGCTTTTGGTTTAGTTGAAAATCCAAAAGCATATGATTCAACTCAAAATCTAAACTTAGATAAAGCAAGCGGTGTATATGCACTTAAATTGACAGGTGTTGGTTACAGTGAAGCTACCTTTACTGCAGATTCATATATCACTCAAACAGTGGGATTAGGATCAACAGCAGTGGGAAGAGTTGTTTCATATGACCAAAATACTGGTGTTTTGAAATATTGGCAGGACAATTCGCTTGCAGGATTCAATTATGATGGAACAAAAAATACTAATCCTACTTATGGATTCAATTTGAATAGATTTACAGCAGATATTAATTCTGGTGGAAGTTTTTCAATCATTGGGGGAAGTGTTAATTTAGCAATTCAGACCAGTTTTCAAGGTGTCTCAACAGTAATAAATAGTAGGACATATTATCTTGGTCAAAATTTTGAAAATGGTGTTTCTCAACCTGAAGTACAAAAGTATTCCGGAAATATCATATATCTAGATAACAGACCTTCAGTAACAAGGTCTTCTGCCCAAAAAGAAGACGTAAAAATTATCTTGCAATTCTAAGAAATCATGCCCCAGGAAACTAACCTCAACGTTGCTCCTTATTTTGATGATTTTGACCCACAGAGTAACTATTATAAAGTCTTATTTAAACCAGGATATCCAGTTCAGGCAAGAGAATTAACAACTCTTCAATCAATTCTTCAAAATCAAGTTGAAGATGTTGGCAATCATCTTTTTAAAGAGGGAGCTCAAGTAATTCCTGGTGGAGTGACCTTACTTAATCCATTTTATGCGATTCAAGTTGAATCAGAGTTTCTTGGCTTACCAATTTCTTTATACTTAGACCAACTGATAGGAAAGACAATTACTGGTGAAGTATCTGGAATTACGGCAAAAGTTGTAACTTATATTACAAACCAAGAGTCTGAAAGAGGGAATTATACATTATATGTTGATTATTTTGAGTCCAGTACTACAGACTTAGCAACTGAGCAATTTTTAGATAATGAAGTTCTTCTTGTCAATGAAAATATTTCTTTCTCCACTACTTTTATAACTTCAGGAGAAGGTTTTGCAAGAACTATTTCAACAAATGCATCTGCTACAGCTTCAGCATTTGCGATCAATCAGGGAGTATACTTCCTGAGAGGATATTTTGTTGACGTTGAATCAGACTTAATTATTTTAGATCAATACAGCAATACTCCAAGCTATAGAGTTGGTTTAAATGTAAGTGAGCAGATAATTTCATCTGATATTGACCCATCATTAAATGATAATGCTCAGGGTTATAATAATTTTTCTGCACCTGGTGCAGATAGATTAAAGATTCAAGCCACTTTAGCAAAGAAATTGATCACTGATACCAATGATCAAAACTTTGTGCAACTTGCAGAAATTAAAAATGGTGTAGTAAGAGACCTTGTAAGCAGGACTGATTATAATCTTTTAGAAGAAGAATTAGCTAGAAGAACTTTTGATGAGTCTGGACATTATTATGTCACTGAATTTCTCACAACTGTTAGAGAAAGTTTAAATAATGGGCAAGGAAATAGAGGAATTTATAATGAGAATCAAACTACTGATGATGGATTGACTCCAAGTGATGATTTAGCGATTTATAAGATCTCTCCTGGTAAGGCATATGTGAGAGGTTATGAAGTTGAAAAGAGATCAACAACCCTAATAAGTGCTAAGAAACCAAGAACGACCAATCTTATAGAAAATCAAGCAATTAATTTTGGTTTTGGTCCATCTATTACTGTCAATAGAGTTTATGGTTCACCCACTATAGGTTTCAATACACCTAACACTCTCAGTCTTAGATCACAAAGAGTGGGTTCAGCTCAGACAGCACAGGCAGGAATTGAAATTGGGGTTGCAAGAATATATGATTTTGTATTAGAGTCTGGATCTTATGAGACAACATATCCTGATACTAATCAATGGGATCTTTCTCTGTTTGATGTACAAACATATACAGATTTAACGATCAATGAACCCATATCTTTAACCACTCCAACCTTTGTTAGAGGTCAATCAAGTGGTGCAAGTGCATTTTTAAGATATGATGTAAGTGCCGGAACCGCTCTAACTGCATATGATGTTCAAGGTGAGTTCTTTATTGGAGAAAAAGTAACATTTGATGGAGTAGATTCCAATGCAAGAACAATAACAAATTATACAAGTAATAGTTTATCAGATGTAAAATCTGTTTATGGAATTGTTGGTGGTGGAACAACATTTAGTGCAGATTTAGTTCAAACCTTAGCATTTTCTGTTGGTATTGCATCAATTTCTGCTGCTAGTGGTGGATTTTCAACAGTAACTGCCCCATCTACAAACTTCCAGGGCATTGTTACTACAGGTGGAATTGTTCAATATTCAATTCCTACAAATGCATTACCATCTTTTGCTAGAGTTGCTCAAGTCAATGACACTTTCTTAAAAATTGAAGCAGTTGAAAATGTTTCTGGATATAGAATTGGAACTCTCCCAACATCTTCAACAGAAGTAACAGATTTATCAATTGTAGAATCAAAATATAAAAATACTGTAGGCAGTGGAAATGCAGCATCCAATGCCACTCTGTACAGTAGATTCCCCAAAAATAATATTTCTTCAGTAGATTTAACTGCTACTAATCTCATAATCAGAAAACAGTTTAGTACAACTATTGCTGATGGGTCTACTGCAACATTAACTGCAGGAACTAATGAAGTATTCTTGCCATTTGATGAAGAAAGATATACTGTAATTCGTTCTGATGGTTCAACAGAAGAATTGTCATCAGACAAATTTGCATTTACTGTAGGATCAACTCAATTAATAATCAATGGTCTTGGATCTAATGATTCTGGAACAGTTGTAATTGCTACTTTAAGAAAGAGTTCTATTAGTGCTAAATCTAAGAAAAAGTTTGTTGCAAATAGCTTAATCATCAATAAGTCTTCAGTATCAGCTTCTGGAACTGGTTCAACAACTTTGAATGATGGACTTACTTATGGAGATTATGCATTTGGGACAAGAATTCAGGATCCTGTTATTTCTTTGAATGTTCCAGATGTAATTAAAATCCATGGAATTTTTGAATCAGAAGATTCTTCTGATCCCTCTTCCCCATCATTGGTCACAGGTTCAATGGATGGACCTTCAGCAACCACAAACGACTTAATTATTGGTGAGGAGATTGTTGGAACAATTAGTGGTGCAAAAGCAACTTATATTGTAAGAGTAAATGATAATTCTATTAGATTCATCTATAAGAACAACACTGTATTCCAAAATGGAGAAGTAATTAGATTTAAGAATTCTGGTGTTTCTGCCATTGCTTCTGGTATTTCAATCGGAAGCAAAAATATTACCTCTAATTTCAACTTGTCTAATGGACAGAGAAATACCATATATGATATTTCTAGAATTATAAGAAAAAATGGAGCACCAACTCCATCAAGAAAATTAATAGTTTATTTTGATAATGGATATTATCAATCTTCAGATACTGGTGATATTACATTAGTCAATTCATATAATGATTTTGACTATGGTACTGAAATTAGCTCAGTTAATGAAGTAAGAAATACTGATATTGTTGATGCAAGACCAAGAGTTAATGAGTACACTGTTGCTGCTGGTGCAAAATCTCCATTTGAATTTTATGGAAGATCATTTGCAAATGGGAAACACAGTTCAAAACACATTCTTGCATCTGATGAATCCATTAGTGTAAGTTATAATTATTACCTTCCAAGAGCTGATAGAATTTATCTTGATAAAGATGGCAATTTCACCGTAAAGTATGGAGTTCCCTCTGATTCTCCGCAATTACCAGATGAGGTAAGTGGCTCTTTAAATATTGCCAACATATATCTCCCAGCATATCTTTATAGCACATCTGACGCAAAAGTGTCATTTATTGAGCACAAGAGATATCAGATGGTAGACATCTCAAGTCTTGAACAGAGAATCAAGAATCTTGAGTTCTATACGCAGCTCAATTCAACTGAAACAGATACACTTAATTTTTTCATAGCAGATGCAAATGGTTTGAATAGATTTAAGTCTGGTATTTTTGTAGACAATTTCTCTACAACTGCACCACAAGATCCAAAGATAGGTGTAAGAAATAGTGTTGATGTCAAAAATAAAGTTCTAAGACCAGCACATTACACAACTGCTATTAATATGCAAGTTGGTAATACTACTATTTCTGGAATTGGAACAACTTCATTAACAAACCAAGATTCTAGATTTGCTGATGTTCTGGGTTCAAATGTAAAGAGAAGTGGTCAAGTCATAACTCTTGACTATTCTGAATCAGAGTGGTTGAGACAACCATTTGCTACAAGATCTGAAAGTGTAACTCCATACCTTATCACTTTCTATTCTGGATCAATAGCACTGGAACCAACTGTTGATGTTTGGATTGATGTCAATAGAATGGAACCTCGTGACATTCTTCAAGAGGGAACATTTAACTCAATTGTTGAAATGTTAGGAGTTGAGTCTTTCTCTGAAGTTGATGGTCTGAGACAAGGTGTAACACCTGTTGTTTGGGGTTCTTGGGAAACTACTGGAGTTGATGTAAACTTATCTCTTTCTCAAAATGCCAATAGAAATGGATCTGAAGTTACAGTTAATACCACTGGTAGTGCTGGAATTAACTTAAGCCAACAAAGAACAGGGATCCAACAAATAATCAATGAGACTATTGATACATCATCTCTTGGTGATAGAGTAGTGAATAGAAGTATCATTCACTTCATGAGATCTCGTAATATTCAATTTACTGCAACCAAGTTAAAACCATTTACAAGACTGTATTCATTCTTTGATAATGTTGATGTCAACAGCTTCTGTATGAGTAAGTTGGTTGAAATTGAAATGGTTTCTGGAACTTTCCAAGTTGGTGAAACTGTTCAAGGAACAATGGGAGATTCTTCTGTTGAAATAATTAATAGTGGACTTCCATCAATTTCATTTAGAGTTGCTACAGCAAATCACAAATATGGTCCATATAATAACCCCACAGATATTTTTGACTTCAATCCATATGATAGAAATAATACTTTACCATCTACATACTCTCAAACTTCAACAGTTCTGAATATTGATACATTCAGTCTTGCTGATGAGGATTCTCCTCAGTTCTCAGGTTACTTGTCTGGTGGAATGATTCTGAGAGGTCAAAGTAGTGGAGCACAAGCAACAGTAACAAATGTCAGACTTGTATCTGATAGACTTGGAACAGTTATTGGATCATACAGAGTTCCTGATTCCACTAACATTTCAAATCCAACATTTGAAACTGGAAGAACAACATTCAGATTGACAAGTAGTCCAATTAATACTCAGATTGCAGGACAAACTACAACATCTGCAGAAGAAATTTTCTATTCACAAGGAACTCTTGATACTGTACAAGAAACTACTCTTTCTTTAAGAAATGCAAGGGTTGAACAATCTAATACAGTAACTGAATCGGTGACTGTTGGTGATAATGCAACCTTCCAAACTCAATCACGCTTCCAGGCAGGAACAATTCCACCTCCACCACCACCTAGAAGAATTGACCCATTAGCTCAAACATTCTTTATTGATGATACGACTGGTGTTTATATGACATCTGTAGAGGTTTATTTCTCAGCAAAAGATGACACACTTCCAGTAACTGTTCAACTTCGTGAAACTGAACTTGGAACACCAACAACTAGAATTCTTCCATATTCTGAAGTTGATGTCTCTCCAAGTAAAATTTCTACATCAGAAGATGCATCTGTTCCAACTAAGATTACATTTGAATCTCCAGTATATCTTGCACCTAATAAAGAATATGCTTTAGTTCTTCTTTCACACTCAACAGAGTATAGAGTTTGGATCTCTAGACTTGGTGAAGTTGATGTAAGCACTTTAGGTGCAGAATCTGGACAAGTCTTAGTTTCTTCTCAACCAATACTTGGTTCCTTATTCAAGTCACAAAATGCTTCTGTTTGGACACCAAGCCAATATGAAGACCTCAAATTCACTCTGTATAGAGCAGAATTTGTTCCTAGTGGATCAATTCAATTCTTTAATCCAAAACTTCCAACAAATCTGGAAGCGATTACACCAAATGGAATTGATCTATATCCAAGAGATATCAGAGTTGGACTTGGCACAACTGTTCAAGATTCTGGATTGACATTTGGCAATACAGTTCTTCAGCAGGGAACTGATGCTACTGGAACATTAGTTGGTTATGGTGGATCTGCTACAGGGACAATGAATGTAACTGGTGTTGGTATTGGTTATACACCAGGAGCAGGATATTATGTCTTTACTGGTGTTGCACTCACAAGTGTAACTGGTAATGGCATTAATGCTACTGCAAATATTGCTATTAACAATGGAATTGCTATTGGTGCAACCATTGTCAATGGTGGAAATGGTTATGCAGTTGGAGATGTACTGACTCCAATTTCCATTGGAAATCTCTCTCTTGGAAGTGGAATGAGATTATCTTTATCTCAAATAACTGGAAATAATGAACTGATTCTTAATGAGGTTCAAGGAAGATTTGGAACATCTGCTGGACAGTACTTAAAGTACACCAATAGCAGTGGTGTTACAACAACTCTGAATTACAGTGTTGGTGGGGATGTTATTCCAGAAAGTCCAATCAGAGTTACCACAGATGGAACTCACATGAGAATATTCCAAAGAAATCATGGAATGTATACAGTGGAAGATGTTGTAACACTGCAGGGAATAAACTCAGATCTGTCTCCAACATCACTGTCTAGTGCATATAACAATAGCGCTACAGGTTCAATTTCTATTGCAAATACATCTATTTTTGGAACTTTTGAAAATATTGGTGTTGGAGCAACAAATCCAGGTTATGCGAAAATTGGCAATGAAATCATTTCTTATACTGGAGTAGATGCAACTTCACTGACTGGCATTACAAGAGGAATTGATAATAGTCTTGTTCAAAATCATGCATTTGAAGATCTGGTTTACAAATATGAATTGAATGGAGTTTCACTCAGAAGAATTAATACAAATCACAATTTTAATAATGTAACAGTCTCTAACCCAATTGCTTTAGATTCTTATTATGTAAATATTGACATGTCTTCTAATGGTGTAGACAGATCCCTATCTCAAACATCACTTCCAGAACTTCATTTTAATACGAAGAAAACTGCTGGAGGACCAAATGTTAGAGGAACATACAATTTACCATTCAGTTTGATTATTCCTAATGTAAGAACAACAACTCCAACAGGTGTTACTTTAGAAGCTTCTGTGAGAACCATTTCTGGTGCCAGTGTTGATGGAAATAGTTCTTCTGGAATTGCATTTGTAGACAAAGGATTCCAATCAGTTGTATTGAATCAAGAAAATTACTTTGAATCTGTAAGAATGGTTGCATCACAAGTTAACGAAAACACTCACTTAACAGCCCTTCCAGGAAATAAATCTTTCACCTTTGATTTAAATCTTGCAAGTGGAGATTCTAGATTGAGTCCAACAGTGGATCTGAATAGTGTTGCCATGGTATACACTTCAAACAGAACTAATAGACCTGTCACAAATTATGCAACTAATTTGCAAGTTAATACTATTAGTGAAGATCCAAATAAATTCATTTATGTAACTCAAAATATTATTCTTGAAAATCCAGCAACTGCACTTCAAGTATATTTGACATCTTATATCAGTACTTACAATGATGTAAGATTATTCTATGCAATAAATCAAGATACTGATCTTGATGAGACCATCTTTATACCATTCCCAGGATATAATAACATATATTCTGATGGTATTTTGATTGATCCTGCAAACAGTGATGGTAATCCAGACACTTATGTCCCCAAAACTGATCAATATACATCAAATCCATCAATAAATCTCTTTAGAGATTATAAATTTACTGCAGATAGACTTTCACCATTTACATCATTCCGCATTAAAATGATTGCAACTTCCACAGATTCTGCAATTGTTCCTCAATTTAAGAACCTTAGAGCAATAGCTCTTGCATAAAATGAGTGAAATTCCAGTAAAAGGAAAAGACGGTTTTTATAGAAATAGTCAAACAAATGCTATTGTAAATAAAAACCGTCTTGAGTATGAAACTTATGTTTCCTCTAGGGAAAAAATGAATTCAGAAAAAGAGAGGATTGTAAATCTTGAACATGAAATGAATGACATCAAACAAGATCTGGATGAAATCAAAGAACTCCTACGTAAAGCAATTCAAGGGTAGATTATAAATAGAAAAAAGTTTTATCATATAAATGGCGCAGCCTTCTACTAGACAAGAATTAATTGATTATTCCCTGCGACAGTTAGGTGCTCCCGTATTAGAAATCAATATTGCTGATGAGCAGATCAGTGATTTGGTTGATGATGCCATTCAAATGTATCAACAGAGACACTATGATGGTGTCTCTCAAATATATTTGAAATATGCTGTCACTCAAGATGATGTAGATAGAGGAAAGGCACGTCCACCTGGTGCTGGTGGACAACAGGCAGGTATTGTCTCATCATCTGCTACTACAAATATTGCTGGAACTGCAACTACTTTTACTTACTACGAAAACAGTAACTATTTGCAAGTTCCTCCTGATATTATTGGCATTAACAAAGTATTTCAGTATGATGATGCGCAATCAGTAAGCTCATCTAATATGTTTAGTTTCAAGTATCAGTTGTTCTTGAATGATATTTATTATTGGGGAACTACTGATCTTCTGTCATATTCTATGGCAATGTCATATTTGGAGACGATTAACTTCCTTCTGAATACACACAAGCAGATTAGATTTAACCAAAGACAAGATAGAATGTATCTTGACGTTGACTGGAGCAACTTAAGAGTTGGAGAATATTTAATTATTGATTGTTGGAGACAATTGGATGGCAATCAATTCAATAGAGTTTGGAATGATTTATTTGTCAAGAAATATCTGACCGCTTTAATGAAGAGACAGTGGGGTATGAATCTGATCAAGTTCCAAGGGGTCAAACTTCCTGGTGGTGTAGAACTAAATGGAAGACAGATTTATGATGATGGTCAAAGAGAGATTGAAGAAATTTTAACATCAATGCCAACTACTTTCGAATTGCCACCACTGGATTTGATCGGTTAAAGATATGCTCAACCCATTTTTTCTTCAAGGTTCAAAAACTGAACAGGGTCTAGTCCAAGATCTTATCAACGAACAGTTGAGGATGTATGGTGTTGAGGTATATTATCTTCCCAGAAGATATGTCACAACAAATACTATTATCAGAGAAGCAATTCAATCACAATTTACAAACTACTATCCTATTGAGGCATATGTAGATAGTTATGAAGGATATGGTGGACAAGGAACAATCCTTTCAAAGTTTGGCATTCAAGAATTAGATGATTTAACTCTTATAATTTCTCAAGAAAGATACGGCTCATATATTGCACCACTGATTGAGAATATTCCAAATATTGAACTTTCTACAAGACCAAAAGAAGGTGATTTGATCTATTTTCCATTAGGAGATAGATTATTTGAGATCAAATATGTTGAGCATGAGCAACCATTTTATCAGTTACAGAAAAATTATGTCTACACCCTGAGATGCTCACTCTTCAGATATGAGGATGAGGTTCTTGATACTGGTATTCATGATATTGATAATGAAATTGAACAACTTGGTTATATTCAGACACTTACTTTAATTGGATCAGGAACGACTGCCACAGGTACTGCCTCATTCTGTTCTTCTAATGGAGTGAATAGAATTTATATTACAAATATGGGCAATGGATATACAAAACAACCTATTATTGGATTCTCTTCAGCACCTGCAGGTGGAGTAACTGCTGCTGGAATTGCATCTATTACTACAGAGTATATTGGTTGCGGTGGTGATGAAAGCGGCAAAATCCAAGCAATCAATATTATTAATCCAGGTTGTGGATATACAGTTGCTCCATGGATAACTATCCAAGGTGGTGGGGGAGTTGGAGCAGCTGCAACAGCTGGTATTGCAACAGGAGTTATTGGTATTGTAACTATAACTAGTGGTGGATCTGGTTACACAACAAATCCTGCTATGAGATTTAGCACTGCTGCTGGAGTTACTAGTGCTACTGGTTATGGTCAAATCAATAGTGCAGGCATTGTTACTGCAGCATACATTACATTTGCTGGAGAAGGATACACATCCGCACCAACTGTTACTTTTGACAATCCAGCAGGAATTGGAGCAACAATTGGAATTGGAACATTTACATTTAATGAAATAGTTACTGGAACTACTTCAGGAACAACTGCAAGAGTTAAGAAATGGACTGCATCTACAAATGAACTTGAAGTTTCTATTGTTGATGGATCATTTACTCCAGGAGAACTTATTGCTGGTCAAGAGTCTGGAGCATATTATGCTATAAGACTACAAAATACTGATGATCTTGTTAGTGGTTTTGCTGATAATGACACCATTGAGACAGAAGCAGATGCCATTTTAGATTTTAGTGAAATTAATCCATTTGGAATGCCCTAGGTAATTGGTTAAATAGTAATTATAACAACACATAAGAATAATGTTTGAGTATTTTTATAACGAAATTTTCAGATCTGTAATTATTGGATTTGGGTCACTTTTTAATGGAATTGAAATTAAACATAAAGATGACAGTGATGATACTATCAGTGTTATCAAAGTTCCCTTAGCATATGGACCAACTCAAAAATTTCTAGCTAGAATTCAACAAGAAGCAGATCTCAATAAACCAATTCAGATGACTCTTCCCAGAATGTCATTTGAATTTATTGGTTTGCAATATGATCCATCTCGTAAATCCACTCAAACTCAAACTATTATCAATCAAACACCTGATGGAAAAAATTTGAAAAAGAATTATATGCCTGTTCCATATAATATGTCATTTCAGTTATCTGTTATGACAAAACTGAATGATGATATGCTTCAGATTATTGAACAAATTTTACCATATTTCCAACCTGCATACAATCTACCAATTAATTTTCTTGGCAATTTAAAAGAAAAGAGAGATATTCCAGTTCAGTTAGATTCTATTCAGATGGATGATGACTATGAAGGAAATTTTGATACAAGAAGAGCACTTGTTTATACTTTGAATTTTACTGCAAAGGCATATCTGTTTGGTCCTATTTCAGATGTTACTGGAGATATTATTAGAAAAGTTTCTGTTGGATATGTTGCAGGTTCAAAAGGAACAACAGCATCATCAAGAGATCTTACTTATCAGGTCACTCCAAGGGCAACCAAGGATTATAATGGTAGCACAGTCACAACATTGGCACAAAATGCCAATCTTGTTGAAACTGTTCTTGATGTTGCAGATGGAAGTAAGGTAACAGCACAGACATACATCTATGTCGGTCAAGAAGAAATGTATGTTGAATCAGTAACTGGCAACAAGATCACTGTTAGAAGAGCACAAGATAACACCACACCACAAAACCATGTTCTTGGTGCTGCAGTAAATAGTATTACTGCTGCTGATGATGCGCTAATTGAATTTGGCGATGACTTTGGTTTCAATGGTAGTGTTTTCTGAGGTTAAGTCATGCCTGATAAATTTGACAAATTAAATAATACTTTTGATATTCAACCTACAGAGGTTGAAGTGGAGGTGCAGAAAAATGATTTCGAGAATAAGATTGAAAAAATCGGGTCAAATAGTGAAGACATTAAAAAAGACTATGAGTATACGAGGGGTAATTTATATTCGCTCATTGAGAAAGGTCAAGAAGCAATAAATGGCATTCTTGAACTTGCCCAAGAAAGTGAAATGCCCAGAGCATATGAAGTTGCCGGTCAGTTGATTAAGAATGTTTCTGATGCAACTGATAAGTTAATGGATCTTCAGAAAAAACTGAAGGATGTCAATGAGGAGAAGGAGGCAAAAGGACCAACAAATGTCACAAATGCACTGTTCGTTGGATCCACTGCTGAACTTCAAAAACTCCTGAAGAAGAGTGCAGAATAATAATAAATAACTAGAAAGATCCCTCCATGGCAATACCCTCAGTAAATATCACTATTGAAGGTGGAACTAATTTTGAAAACACATTCACAATGAGAAATCCAGATGGAACTCCTATTGACCTAACTGGATATACAGGAGTATCTAAAATCAGGAAATATCCAAAAGATGCTTTGAATGTGCACTCCTTTACAGTAGGAATCACTTCTTCTACTGGAGAAATTTCAATCTCAATGGCGAGTACCATTACGTCTGAAATTGAAGAGGGCAGAAATTATTATGATGTTGTATTGACTGCCACCGATGGCACTGTTACCAAAGCATTTGAGGGAACAGCATTAGTATCACCAACAGTATCAGTATAGGTTTTCAATAATGGCGTTTCCAAATCAGTCCAATTACCAAGTAACTGTTGCTTCAGCATCACTTCAAGGGATTCAGGGATCTCAGGGTCCTGGTGGTTTTATTGGAACAGACGGATCACAAGGTACCCAAGG